GAAGCTGAATTTGGATGCTTATGATCGACAAATCTTCTGTATCCTTGTCTAGTTATTGTTCCTGATCCTTTTTTTGCACACCTATAATCAGCCTCAGACTTTATATTGTGCTTTTTCCTGTATCTTTCCCTTTCCTCTTCAGAGTGCTTTTTTCTTCGAATAGGATCATTAAATCTATTGAGATGACACTGCTTCAAAGCACACTTTTCACTACAAAATTTTAACGGTTTCCCAGAAAGCTTATGCTTTCGTTCATGTTGTGTATCACACACATTACACTTAGACATATATACCCACACAAAATGAACATCATAACATTTTGCCTTAATTTTGGGTAGTATTTACATGCCTTGTTGTTGTCCAGCCATTGGCTGTTGTTGAGGCTGTTGTAATCCGGGGAGATCCTTCAAGATCTCCATCATAAAAGCATTTGAATCGCTTGTTCTTTGAGCGTCACGTTTCTCTACATCTTCACCAATGGCCTGAGCATCGTTGAACTTCTCTATCTCACCCATCTTCATCATGGTTTCAATGGCTCCGAGCTTCGCCGTGACATCCACCATCTTTTCAAGCGCCTCCATCTTGTCTTTGGTTGCAAGTGCTCTGTTTCTAGTAATCTCACTAAGTCGTTCTTCGTACAGACCAATATCCGCTTGAGATCGTCCATGTCGCTCTCTAGCCGTTGCAAGATTTGCAGCTGCTTTCGAGATGAGTTCCTTGAGCTTCGCTTCTTCAAAGGCGTGCTGGATATTTGTCGCCTCTGCTTGGACCGCTGCGGCTTGTTGCTCTTGAGCTTGGAGGAATTGGATCGCATCTGCTTTACCTTGGATATTGAGATTTTTAATAATCATGGATGGCGGGAATACCTCACGCCCAAATGAAGCATTGATGTCCATGAGAGCTTGAGCCTGCATATTCTGTTGAGTGGGAGTCAAGATTCCTTCCTCTGCCAACACCTGAAACTTAGCGAAGACTTTTGAATAGAAGTGAGGGGATGGCTCTTCACCAATGAGAATATGAATCTTCTCAGGACTCCAGTTATTCAACACGATCTGCAAAAGCCTCTCACCGATAGTTTTGAGTGAGAAATCCCACTGATCAAAATACTTCTGCAATACCATGAGGTTAGCAGCTTGCTTGAGCATGGTGGTGAGAGATGAGGATTGCTTATCATTCTGAGCAGACCAGTTTTCTAGATCTACTCCAGATGTGCCGAAGATGAGAGAGCGCAACTGATCGGCTAATGCCATATCGGATTCAGGCACAGAAGAAGGCATGATCTTCTCAACGTCTGTCATCTCATAGCCTTCGTTAACGATAACATCCCACCCTTGCCCAGACTTCTTGAGATTGTCTTCGTTGGCCACAGCTCCAACTTTTCTTTTCCAACCCGCGTTTATTGTTGCCTCAGAAATGTCATGATTAATAATGATTCTACGGTTGAGCAAATAGTTGCTGTCTCTCATGGTGCGGACAAGACCACGGCAGCGCAAATCGTAGTAGTTGAGATGTGGTTCATAGTTCCAGAAAACAGGTATAAACGGACAGTCATCAAAACCAAGAGGATTATCGCCTTGAAACATAAGTTGATCGTTAAGTACTACAGCAAGTTTCCATGTTGGGACGTCAACAGTTACCTCTTCCATGTCTGGAATAGCGTAAAGGATCATCTCAAGGTTGCCATCACCGCCTGCATAATCGAAGAACTGATTACGAGAACGGGAATACAGACGCTTCTTCTTTCTCTTCCATTTATACCAGACATAGGACAGTACCATCAGATCGTTTCTGGCCATGTTATAGTTTTCAGGGAGGAAATAGAACGATCCATAGCGCTGTGGTGTGCCAGCCATAGGGGCAATATTTTCAAGCTTTCCTGGAAAACGATCTTCAGCTTCTTTCTTGGATATGTACTCCTGACACCAGACGAACTGAGCATCGGACATGTCATAATTGCGGAAATAGGGATCAACGAGGAACGAATTGTACTCCCAAATCTTAAGCTTGAGGGAACCTTGGGCTTGGTCATCTCCACTATAATCCAAATAGGGCTGAGCTAATACCATGCCTTGAATGCACGCTTGCTCACACGCACGAGAGAATTGCTCATGAATCCCTTCTTTGTTGCAAACATGCGTCATGATCTTGGTGTATTGATCCGTGGTATTTGGATCAGCTCCCTCAGTAGGGATGTATGTCAATCCCTTACGGTGCTGGCGTTGATAACCAGTCACCATGTTCACTGGTTGTTGGAGGAGGTTGAAGTAGAAGTTTTGGTAGCTAGATGAGGGCGTGAAGTTGAAGTAACGGTTTACGAACGTCTGCGAGCCGGCATAGAATAACGAATCAATATTTGACTGGTTCCAGCGAGCCTGCTCGATTGGTTGGAACTTACTGTAGAGATTATCTAACCATTGTCTAACATTTCCCTGGTTTGGTTCGAGCGCGTTATTCCATGGGGGATAATAAAATGACATAGGACTCCGTGGGTATTAGGCCACAGAGTACCATTAAACTTTTTATTTGCGCAAGCTACCTGAAAGGACTATTTCCCCAATTGTGTTGTTTCCTCATTTGCATCTCCTGCTTCCTGTAATGAGCATCCGTATCAAATGTATTAACTTTATGAGTAGCCATAACATACCTAAGCGCGTCAATAGCGTGATCTGCCTGCTTAATTGGCTCATCGTTACCTCTTTCAGCAGCTTTGTTATCCCATACGTAGCTCTCTATCTCTTTGATTAAGTTGGGACAGTCTTTGAGAACGTAGAGGCAGCCTCGCTTCATCTCTGAGGTCATGATCTGAATACCATCCTCAACTTCATTATTCGCATCGACAACACGAATCTGCCTGCGTCTCAACTCTTCTTTAAAAGCCGCAGCGGAAGGATCTATATAGACCTGCTTAATATTGTATGGCTCGATGAGGTTGGCGATGTCCTCAGCGTATTCACTGTTAGTCTTCTGTCTGCCCATCTTACGAGAATCCCAGTAGTATTCTTTCTCCACCCACATCTGCTTGCCAGTCTGAGTATGCTTGCCCGAAGAGACACCAAGAATCACGCACGCAAAAGGGTTGATAGTTCCATAATCAATACTAGCCACCCAATACTCAGCAGCACAAGGAGGACGATCGAGTACATGTACCTTGCGATCAAAGAAGTCAAAAATCGCTCCCTCAGCCAGGCACCATAACCCCAGAATATTACGCTTATAGAACAGACCAGAAGAAGAGGCGCGGACACGGGCTTTATAAGACTCGTCAAGATAAGGATTGTCATCCAACACAAAGTGCATAGAATAAAAATCTTTGTCACCTGATTCGCCACGGTCAATCCATTGTTTGAGTTTATGGGATGGGTAGGAAGGGTTCATCGATGCATAGCCACGAGAATAGGGATAGGACAGCCTCGTATCTATCATATCAATGACAGATTCAGGGTACAAAGTCATCTCATCACAGTACACGCGAGAGAATGTCTTACCTTGAATCAGCCCGATAGAGCCTTCATCTTTAGCTCCGATAGTATTTATGGTCTTATCGAGATACAAAAGCTCTCTTTTGGCTGGTTTCCAGGTCAAATGCGGCCTAAAAATGGCTAAACAGTCTGGATAATTGCCGCCTTGAGGCTCCATGAGTAGGCGAATAGCGTTATCGTAGATGGTTTCAGATGTCTTGCCTATCATCCATATCTTGGAGTCTGGGCATTCAACCAGGCTATCCATGAAGGCGAAGAGAGTGCAGACGGTCTTACCTGATCTGACCGATCCATGAGCTATGTTCCACTTCCCACGAGCGTGAATGATGAAGTCCAGCTGTTTAGGTGAAAGAATATCGGTCATAGTGATAGCTTATTAGGATGAGGTGTTTATGCGCAACAGGGCAAAGTGTAAATTGTGTGAGTCTATCATCGAAAGCTTTCATCAATACGATTACGTCTCATGCAAATGTGGAGAGATTGCTGTAGATGGAGGGAACAATCACTTAAGGGCAGTCGCTAGAGACTATAGGAACTTTCTGAGAGTCGACGACGAGGGAAATGAAATCATCGTCAAAGTTGTAGAAAATGAGGCTGAGGCAGCCAAACAGCAGGATAATGTCAAAGACGACTACCCAAGCAAGCCCAATAGACAGGAACTGCTCGATGAGCTTCAGCTTATGATTAAGGCTATAGAGAATCTCCCCACTCACGCGATGAGTCTCCCGATTACGCATTACGATTTCTGCTCAGGGTTGATGTTGCTTTCGGCTATCCTGCGAGCTGAGATCTGATTATTAAATTTAGTCATATTATCAATTGAAGCGCCCAGCTCCTGCTTCCTATTATCAGAGTCTCGACTTGATTTCTCAGCTTCATAAGCTCGGACCTCTGAGTCGTAAACAGGGGTGAGCATATTAAAAACAGAAGAATGAACTCCATTACCTGTCTTTTCTGCTAATCTACCTGCAATTATCTCTCTTGCACATTCATACGCGCGTGCAAAAACGGGGGACTTTAATCTAATATGATCTAAAGAACTTCTTGTAATTGTATTATATCCTCTCCAACCAGCCATACTAATAGATTCGTCTTTCTGCACCCATTCACCAAGATTGGTGATTAGGTCGTCAATTCTCTCTTCCGTCCAGTACTCAGGCGCTCCCAGTTTTTCCCTATCAAACATTTGATTGCCCGGCTTGAAGGAAGTCTTGTTTGGTCCTGTGTAAGAAGTAGAGCTTCTGCCCATATACTCAATCCTTTAGTTGTTTTCACCCATGCTAGCACAACTAAATATTTTATGTACCACCTTTTGCCTTTCCTCTATATCTGTAGAACTCTTTGTCGACTACTGGAGATGCCCTGCTAAGCTTATATCTTTCCTGGGTCACATATTTTTTTCTCCCACATGATTTGCAGGTATCCTTGTAGCATGAATACTTAGTAGAGAAGGCGAATTCCCATTCGAGTTTTGCTTCTTTACAGGTGTCACAGATTTTCATGTCTCATTTCTCGGATTCATCTTCTTGTCTATATGCTAAGGGTTTCATTAGCTCATACATGGTATGAACCAAATACAGAGCATCGTCTTCACAGACTTTTTTTTGAAGAAGTCGACTCACTAAAATTCTAAGGAGGCATGTAATGCCAACGGATGAAGATGTCCTTGGAGGGGAATTCATAACCTTTAATATGGATTTCGTGAGGCACTCTAAGGCAAACTGTTCCTCCTCAGAAATTAAAACTGAGGACATATCCCATTCTTTCTCGGTCATAGCTTTCCTTCTTCTTTGAGAGCCTTGTGGAACAGTTTCACTAGCAGGATAAACCTCTTCTCAAAATCCTCCTCTGAGTTCCATGCCTCTTCGTTTACGGGCAAATGCCCTCCTATCTCTACGCCCTGTTTTCCTTGAAGGATTGCAGCTAATGCGTCCATCATGCTGTGTATCTGCAACATTGAGTACCGAACGCCGACCGGTAAAGAGATAATATTCTTTTCCTCTATGATGTATCGGCAAATATTGTTTGAGCAACCGAGAAGAGTGTTAAAAATACCTTGGTATGCCTCAATCCCTAAAGTGTCTAAAATCTTCTTGTCGAATTCGGCGACTTTCTCATCTGCGTGTTTCGATATCTTCACTCTATTCCCTTTGTTTCTTTTTTAATTACATTATACCAATTATGAACTAATTCCATTACACATTCTCTTGAAACTCCTTTTTTAATAAATCTACTAATCAAAACTCTTAATAAAGCACAAATCCCTAAGGAGTCAGGGGCATTACAAGTATTCAAGACGGATAATAGAGAATCTGTTAGGCGAACTAAATCTACGAAATCTCTTTTCCGGCCTGGATCATCGGAAACCGTCCACTTAGCTTCTTTAACATGCCTCATGATGGCTATATCCAGTAATTTTTCAAACTCTGCGTCAAATTCTTCTGTCATTTTCTCCTAGTGAATCTTTATTAACCCCTGACAATGCAATTAATTGCTTGAGAACCCATTTCTCTCTTCGGTTTAAGCTATCCCAATATTTATATATTCTCTTTGTCATCCTAACTTTTGTAAAAAGTGGATTATCGAGAGGGTCTATTTTTAAAGGATCTTTCATAACGTCTGATAATACTCCATATGTAGCCAATAAAGTTTACTACTTTGTGTCCTTCTCCACTAAGCCAAAGGCCTTTAGGAAATCTGTAATTGCGTCGCTCTTTTTTTTGCCAATTTTCACTTTTTTTACATCCCCAGAATGACCAAAAAGACACCCAACTGCTAATTCTTCGTTAGTTTTAGGCTTATTTTTCATGATTTTTTAGCACTCGTTGAGTTCTTAGTCTTTTAAATTTTTCTTTCATTTCCTCAAAGACTTTTTCAAGGATTTCCTCAGAATAACCCCTATCCTCGATCGCCTCGACATAGGTCGAAATAAAGTAAGCCAAAATCTGCCATTCTGAATAGTTCATTTCCTTGGCTCTCTTAGCGATTACCGAACTCAGATCCTCGACCACTTCCATAAATTCAGCCATCAGCACCCATGCAGTTGATTTTTAGCCCAGTCATCGATCTCAGGTTCCTCCTTAAATGGCTTCTTATTTTTAGCCTTAGCCCCTTCGAACAGCTTTTTGTTCTCTTCATATGCTTGTAGGACAAGTCTTGCCATCCTGGGGCCGACACATTCAATCAATGTTGAAATGAAGAGAATGGGAATGTCTTTATTTTCCATGCTTTTCCCCCTTCAAAGACTCAACTTCCTTTCTCAGTCTGCTAAGCTCTAAACATATGTGATGGAGTGCTCTGGCAATATTAAAATCTGGATTGTATCGATTCTCTTCACTTTCAACTTTTATCGCGTGAGCCAAGAAGGTCTTCACAAGCGTCTCTATTTGATAAGGGTCCATTTATTTTCACCAATGTATATCCACACCGTTCATCTGCTGGTACCCACCATTTAAAGCCTTCCTTATAAAAGTGGTCCATTAAACTACATAAATCCATCATACGAATCGTACGCTTAGGAATAATGCACACTTCATTTCCGTCATCGGAGTACTCGATAAGACACATATTCTTCATTTGCCAACCAATGGGATTTGAACGTCTGTAGAAGCTGTAGGGGTTTGGGATTCCTCTATCTCATCGGTAGATCCGCCAGAAGTGTGAGACATCACCACGCTGTATGTGCAGGAATTGAGGAAAATTACGCATATCAGGGTTGATATGGGGAGAAAGGTTAATTTTTTACGCATATGATTACTCTATTTCACCTATCCAAAACTGTTTTTTCCACATATCTAAAAAAAGTTGTGTTGTTGTTTTTTCAGGATGCTTAAATCGATAATTAAAGCTTAGTGATATGATGTATCCTAGAAGAAACCATGCAATACATTTTAATAAATATTTCACAGGAGACACCTTCTTTCATCCTTTCCTCCTATCTGACTTCGTAGCTCCTCTTGGATTGGCTCAATGGATACGGGGAGAAAAACGTATTTCTCAAGATTATCATTCGCAAAAGCCCTCATCTTTTCCATATCTTTATCACGGTAAATAAGTACCGTAAAATCATTAGAGTCCTCAAAATGCACATCTCTCTTTTTACTTGACAAGATATTAACCCTCAATATACTCACGGAACGCCGCCGTGACATTCTTTGGTTTTGGTAACGGCATCCAATGCGTCCAATCACTTCCTCCACCATATTCACCGTGTTCCCATTCAGTAGATAAGTAGTGATTACCCCATTTTGTTTCAATAAGCTCACAAATGAAAATATGTTGACCTTCTAGGCAAAGAATCTTATCGCAATCAGGGAATTCTTCTTCGCGATCTATCCATTCATTCATGTTGATTTTTTAAGCATGATTTCCAACCACAAGGTTTATCTTCTGCCTTCCATTAAATTGGGTAAATCGTTTTGTTTTTTTGTTATAGTCTCTTATCCATTCATGATCTTCATCTACGTACATTGTGAATCCAAGACGATCTTCATCATTTACGTCACATTTCCATCCCTTAGAAGTCATCTTCGCAATAACACCCTCTTCCCATGTAGACTGATCATTCATCATTTCCCCTCTTTTTACTTGACAAGATATTAACCCTTAATATACTCACGGACGGCTGCTCCGGAGCCGGAATGAGGAGGCTCCCGGGACGCCGCCGTGGCATGCTTTCACTTTCCCCTTGATTCTAATTCTTTTCCATCTATCATTTCAAGCTCTTTCAAGGAGCCTGATGCTGTGCGTGAAGTGTAATGTTGACAAGCCCGACCATGAGATGTCTTGGAGTACCAAGCGTGGGTGTATGCAATCTCCCTGCAAGGCGTGTAAGAACGAATCCAATAAGAAGCGCGATAGATATATCTTGAGAGAGAAAGGACGCTGGAATGAGGGAGATAGGCCTATCAGGAAGCAGTTTGTCTTGAGACCTTCCTACTCGGCTATTCCCAAATCATGATGATAGTCATTTTGACGCTATCAACGCCCGCATCGAATTCTTTGACCGCCTCTTCCACAAAGCGCTTTAGAGTTACATCATGCAAACTAATGATGATGGGATCTGTGTCATTGGGATAAATGACATGGCGCTTGGACATCTTCTTTTCTTCGTTGGCTATCTTGATGTTGATCTCGATCATAGGAATGAGATAGTGGTTACGATGATTTCTAGAGAGAAGAGGATGACCCCTAAAATAGTGATACGCATTTCCCTTGGGCGGGTTGTTGATGGATTAATGCGCGAACCTCCATAGAGTTTGACCGGAAGGTGGCCCAGTCACTTGCCCAACTCACTTTTTCTTATGCTTCATGGCTTTCTTGCCAGCATCGACGATCTTATCCCTCTTCTTATCGGCTTTCTCCAGGGATTTTAGATCTTTCTCCGTATGCTTTACTTCGCGCTCTATCTTGCGGATCTTAGCGTCCATATCTACTTCTTGTGATGTTTTTTGTGAGCAGCTTTTTTGCTGTGGTGCTCTTTTTTAGCGCTTTTCTCAGGCATTTCTTTATCTTTGTGATGCGCTGTTTCCATTTTGTGCTTAGCCATATAACCTCAAATTTTGAATACGAAACACAGAATCTGATATAGGAAATTTTTAGGCAACAGAAAGTTTTAGATTTTTTGCGGACACAGCGTGCCGCAACTGGTCGTTGGCTTCCTGCGGCTAGCAGGGAGACGACAGCTTGAGGGGGAAGTTATACCTAGAAATGTGCGGTTATACCTGAAAAACTCTTTAGTAGTCTTCGGGTCTTTCTAAGAGACATATATGCGTAATTTTCCCCTCCCGTTCTTTAGGAAGAGTGGTTACTTCATAACATGCCGGCCACATTGCCATACGGAATAAGTCAACATCGTCATCATACTCAAACAGACCTATAGATCCTTTCCATAAACCTAAAAATTGCTGGTCCGTGGGAAGGTCGGATCTATCATCTGTGTTTTTTCTGGTTATCCACTTCACTTGCGGTTATTTTTTCTTGGGCTTTGGAATCTTAGCGCCAGCACGACGAGCTGTGTCAAGAGCAGCAGCGACACTTTGAGCTTTGCTGTGACCGGACTCTTCCATTTCCTTAATATTCTTGCCAATTGCTTTCTTAGATTTTGACTTAATGAGCGGCATATCTTCTCCTTTTTTATGCACTTCGACATCTACAATCCTTTCCAGAAAAGAAAAGTCCCCGGTTTTAAGAAACAGTGCAATTTCCTTATCTTTTCTATGGATTAACACCATATCCGTCCAGTCCATTCAAGATTACCTTTCATCCTCTCTTAAGAACGTGAAAAGCTTATCGTCTATCCTGACGGAAGATGGGAATCCGATTTCATATTGATCTCCCACCGTCGATTCTCTCAAGTCTTTAATTGCAAGGACAAGTGTAGCATAGACCACTTTGGCTACTTCTTCTTGATTCATTTCAATGTTCATCTTCCCACAGCTCCTGGATCACAATGATTGTCTTTGGCTCTTTAGCATAGCACTTTTTAGTCTCACCAGAGACAACAATACTATCATCTGATAATACCGTCCCAACGAGGCAATCCTCAGCGAATTTTCGCATGTTCGTCGCATCGGGACGTTTAGTATGCCAAACCGATTTTTCTTCAGCGATGCGTTTGAGTATTTTATTAAGATTAACGATGGGAATTGGCATTTCGAAAAGAAAATCAACGCGTACCGCTCTTTCAATGATAGGTCGTCCGCTATGCTGTAGCTTGAGCTGCCACTGAGCACATCGCTTTTCTTCATAATGCGGGTTGAATGACTTCTTGCCATAGCCGCGGTGCGACGACCAAGCGACCGGGACACCTTTAATCTCGTACACATATTTACTCATCTACCTTCTTCTTTTGATGGTTTTGGCAATTCCATCCAGTGCGTAGCCACTTCGTTTGTTCCCCTATCCATATCATTAATCCAAATACTTCCTGAATTCCCCGTGTCCCAAACTCCTAAACCCTCTTCCTCAAAATCACAATAGGCGTAACCGTAAGTTACTTCTTTTTTTCCATTAAGAAACAAGAATCTATGTTTCACTCCTAAAAGAGGCTTTTCATCACAAACGCTAACCCATTCACCCATCACTCACCTCTATAGATCATCCAATTTTTTAAGTTTACCATTAATAATTATAAATCCCCAATAAGTGATTGGAACCTCTGCTCTCGTCAGCTTATGCATTCTCCATGCCAGTGGCGCTCGGGGCTTTCCTCTTCCCGTGGCCCATTTGTATACGGCTCCATATGAACATTTCATCATTTCAGAAAATCTACTCACGGTAATGTTCTTGTCCAATAGGTACTTTTCTAGTAGATTATCCACGTGTAACGCCCTTTACTATGTAAAATGATGAAAATGTACAGCATTGTGAAGTATTTGTCAAGCAAACGTGTAGGAGATTTATCCCCTATGCCTAAGATGAACGAGCGACTTCAGCTATACTTTGATTTTTATAATGACGACAATTTGTCTATGGGTTGTGAAAAGAAGTTGCGGAAAAAGAAACGTTCCGGCAATAATGATGGCATTCCTAAAAAAACAGGAGGGAAATGATGGACTGGTTTCAAGTGATAATAATCGTAGGTTCTACGTTAGGGGGTTGTTGGCTCATGTGCAGGGAGAGCACAAAAATGCGTCAAGAATTCTCTAAAGACAGGCGGGAGTTTTATGAAAAATTTCTTGCCCTTCAAGAAACCCATCTTCAACTGATTAGAAAATATATTGACAATAGGAAGTAAAAAAACCCCCAAGCTGTGAACTTGGGGGCCAACAAAAACAGGTGCAAATGAAAATGAAACAGTCAGACAATAGTGCAATCAAAAAGATTTCACAAGAAAAATCTGAGGAGCTAATACACCGTCTTCTCAACAAGCTCGAGGCTACATGTGTAGCTATGATCAACACGATCGACGCTTACCGCCACGTTTATGATTCAACTAAAGGAGGCAAGTAATGCTTGACTACTTATTAGAGGAACCGTGTGAGGATTTCAGACACAGCGTATGGAACAAAGATTGGCTGATGGCTGAGTTTCAAGAACACGTCGTGAAGCCCACGATCAACTCATCCTGGGCGATTGACGAATTGGAGGCTGGTGTTCCAGTCAACGCCATCCTGGACAACATCTGGGAAGATTATGAGCCTTGGGCAGAAAAGTATTTGAGAGAGGTGTCAGATGATGAATAAAGTCACAGTGAGTGTTTCTTATGCAATTGATCAATGCGTCCATTTTCTAGATCAAATCGCTTCTGCGAGAATAAAGTATGTCCCTCAATCCGTCGAGGTTTTAGACGTTAGATTCGAGAAAGAGTGGTATCCGGGCGAGACAAAAATCACATTTTATGGAGTAGAAAAATGAGTTTACAATCAGATCAAGTTAATGAATTAATGGGAGCCTTGGCTAAAGCTCAGGGCGAGATGATCCATGCTGTAAAAGACAGTGTGAACCCCCATTTCAAATCAAAATTTGCCGACCTTGCAGCGGTATGGCAGGCTTGTAGAGAGCCTTTGGCTAAGAATGGACTTGCAGTCACACAGACTATGGATTTTGCTGGAGAGAGGCAGGTATTAGTGACGACTTTAGGTCACTCATCTGGTCAGTGGATTAAATCCATCGTAGCCCTTCCTATTCAGAAGCCGGGAGCGCAAGAGTTAGGTTCGTGCCTCACGTATTGCAGGAGGTATGCTCTCGCTTCAATGGTGGGCGTTTATCAAGATGATGATGATGGGGAAATAGCTCAAAAGAGAGAGGCCCCCAAAGGCCCTAAAATCACAGAGAGACAGATAGTTGAAGTTGAAGAATGGTTAGTTGCCTTCCCAGATGCTAGAAAAACTTTGTGTGATAGGTATGGGATACAAAATGTTGCGGATCTAGAGCAAAAAGATCTTGCGTTTGTAATTGGTGTGTTTGAGAAGAGGAAGAAGAAAGCTGAAGGAGAGAAGGCATGAAGTTGGAAATAGGATCGCAAGAATGGCTTGATGCCCGTCGGAATCTGATAACAGCTACAGACGCAGCGGTTATTTTAGGGGTAAGTCCCTGGAAGACACGCTTGCAGCTGTATTATGATAAGGTGAATGGCTCTGTGAGCGAACAGACGGCAGCGATGAAGAGAGGGCTGGATCTAGAGCCTGAGGCTAGGCGTGCCTTTGAGAACATGACAGGGGAGTTTGTCTGTCCTGAATTTAGGCTTCACCCTGACCTAAAATGGATGGGTGCTAGCTTTGATGGCATCAATGATGCGGGCGTTCTGGTGGAGATAAAATGTCCCGGCAGTGATGACCACAAATGTGCTCTGGATCGAAAAATACCAGATAAGTACATGCCTCAACTCCAGCATCAAATGTATGTTGCTGAGGTTTGGAAAGCATATTATTTCAGCTACAGACCAATGGATGCTAATCCTTGCGCTCTGGTCATGGTGACAGCCGATGAAAAGTTTCAGATTAAAATGCTTCGGGAGGAGAAAGAGTTCTGGGATATGGTTCAGTCTAAAACACCACCAGAGGCTGAAGATCGAGACATTTTGATTCGAGAGGATAGAGTGTGGCTTATGATGGAAGAGGAGCTTTTAGGGCTGATTCATAAGGTTGATGCGCTATCTGAGAGGAAAGAGGAGTTGAGGAAGAAGATGATTGAGATGTGTGAGAATAGGCCGACCCGTGGGTATAGGTTGAAATTCAATCCTATCAACACCAAAGGAGCTGTAGACTATTCTAAGATCGCAGCGTTGAATGGGATGGATCTAGAGCCGTTTAGGAAGGCTTCAACGATAAGATGGAGGATGGACGAATTATGAAATGGACTAAAAGTTTTTTCTTTTCTAAAGGAATGGTTTATTTAGAGAAAGAGCAGATTGAGGAGAGCACAGAAGATGAACTCATCAAACATTTAGAATCTGAAAATCTGAGCATTAATAGTGGATGTATGGTTGTTACAGAGCTTTTGAAAAGGCTCGTCAAAGGGTATAAGGTACACAGAGGATAAAATAATGTTTACATATGAAAGCAAGTCACTGCCTAGACCCCTCTTCGTCAGAGATGAGGAGGGTAGCTGGGTCAGAGTGCATAATATCGATAAGGTTTGGATATGCGTTGAGAGGGGAGAAGATGATAGAGTTAACGATGATGCCAAGTGCGTTTACATCGTCACCGCCACCATGAAAGATATGGGTAATTTTAATGTGTACACGGATCTTAAGACTTTTGAGAATCAAGGTGAGGCTCAGGTTTGGATGGATCATTTCATGGAGGGAATCAATGGTTAAATGGATTAAGGATTCTCAAGGGGATTTCTTTAGGGTAGAAAGCATTGAAAGAATATTTATCAACGAGGTAACCACAACCCCGCCTTTGCAGAAATATTTTTCTGTCTGCGTTGAGATGAAGTACCATCCGAACTGGGATTCCACCGTAGAATTGATGAGATTTGAGGAGGAAGAAGATGCTAGAAAGTGGATGGGGATTTTGGTGGAAAAACTAAATGAGGTTGAGAAGTAAGAGGCACAGGTTTAGGCTTGTCGATGTTTTAAAATAGAAAGT